CTCTGAATATCGCCAGTCGTCATGTTTACGGCATAATAAGGATCAAGTTGCTTACCAGTTCCCATAAAACCTGGATCATTCTTTTTAAATGCCGTAAAAACATAATTATTGTCTACTTTGCGACATTCTTTAATCTCTAAATCATTATCAAACTTTAATAGCGTTTGCTTCGCTTTTTCGTATGTAAACATATAAATATCACCTACCGGTATTTAATTTAGAACATATCGTGTTCAACTTTTGATACTGTATTATTCATAATAGTTGTGACCATCTTCTACCATCCAATCATCCCAAATATTCTGATCCATGTAATCCGCTAAATAATGATTTACAAACCTGTCGCCAAGCTCTTTCGTATAATCGTCTATGTCACCAAGAGCGTCTTTAAATAGTTTTTTCACTGTTTCATTATATTTTGTTCCACCAAAATCCTGTTTTCTAGACATATTTCTTAAAGCCTTGCTATTATACACCTTATTATCTAAAATTTTTCTAAATACCCCAGATACATCAGCAGAGGCTAGATTTGCATAATCAATAAGCTCTTTACGCTGTTTCTTATTTTTACCGCTATAATTCTTTAAATTGGCTTGTGCCTCTGCATCAACTTCCACAGCAGCTTTGAGCCTCTTACGTCCAGCTTCAGATAACTTGCCTTTACTATCCAGCAAATTAGTAGAATATTTATCAGCATAATGCGCCTTACCTTGAGAAGTAAGTGTCCCATCAGGATTCTGATAGTTCCTTACTCCCCATTTCTGTCCTTTGACACCATAATGCATAAGTTCGTTTTTTTTTGTTTGTTTTTTTACGTAAATCATATTGTCTAACCCCCCATGTGTTAATCCCAAGATACATCGAAACCAACTTTATCCAAATCTTTTGAAAAATATATATCATCAAAAATATAAGCATAACCATACTTATTACTTGTATTACGCATTTTTTGTTCTATAGCTTCCATCGTACATTTAGCTAAAAGTTGCTGATAGTTTATACCCTCATCAGAATCGTACTCAAATGCTATATATTGAATGCCATATCTACCATATGATGGAATGTCCAATTCCTTATTGCCGTCTGTACCGACAAGTTCTTTTATTTTCTTGCACATATCTAATGCTAATTTTTTTGCTGAACGCTCCATCTCGCGAACGTCTTCATTAGATTGCTCTGAGTTCCAATAATCATCATATTGTTTCGTGTCTGGGAAAAACCCGGATCTATCATCTATTTTATTTCGTTTTAAAAAATAATCAGCCAGGTCATTATTCAGAGTCTCGTCTCTACTAAAACAATACTCGGCACAATCGTCACCGAGATGCTCTAGAAAACTCTTATGCTCTTCCCATGCAGCCGCAGCTTTTTTTTTAATATTTTGATATCTCGTCCATAATTTTCCAATTTTGGAATCATCCGGCATCTTTTTAAGTTTAGCGATCGCTTGCTCCTGATTAAGTCCGTCCGATGTATATTTTTTAATAATTTTATCTTCTTCCTTTCCATATTCAAACCGTACTTTATCAGACTCATTTTCATATTTATAAATTTTATCGCCAATTTTTTTAAGCGATCGATTAATATTTTTTCCAGTATACTTAGCAAAGCTTCCAGGCTCCCGTTTCACGTAATTATAATGTTCTCGACCTTCAGTTGTTCGAGTGCCATCTTCATACTGATACCTACGAACGCCCCATTTTTGACCCTTGACGCCGTAATGAATTAGTTTTTTTTTTTTTGAATTATCGATTGCATAGTATTTCATACATAATACCTCACTCAAAAGCCTCGAGATTTCGTTTATACGCTATGAATGCATCCATCATAGCCGCGACAGCATCAATCTTCTGATCATGCCGTTTCTTCCATAACTTGCGATTGCCATTATTATCTTCCAAAGCAAGACAGTTACCCATCGCGTATGACATAAGCGATTCATCAAAGAGCAACTTCCTTTGCTCACTAAGCTTCTTGAGTTCTCCCAATGGAACACTTTCTGTCTTGGCTCCCTGAATAACCTTCTCAACGCCATAAGGTCCGTTCTCGGTAGCCCAGCGCTCAACAAACTCTTTAGCATTATACGGGTCATAGCCGAAGCATCGAACATCGTAGCCTCGTTCCTGAATATGCCTATCTAAATCATCATAAACCTCATTGAGATTTAATACAGTGCCGTTCATAATTATCAGGCTTCCCTCGTCCATAAATTCCTGATACTTCTGTCTCGCAGCTGCTGATAGTTTAGACAGAGTATACTCGGAAATATAATTCCTTGTCTTAATCCCAAATTCTCCGGAGTTCAAAGGAAACAAGAAAGTGAATGAACAGAAGTCGTCGCCTTGACTTAAGTCAGCACCCATAGCACAAGCCATTTGCCAGTAGTCTCGAGGTCTATGTGGCTGAGTTTCTTCATAAGTGAAGTAGTACGTGTAACCCTCCATAGGAAGACCAAACCGCTTAGCCAAAATATCGTTTCGAGCGGATGGAACTTTCTCAGCTCTCTCAACATCAAGCTGATAAGTCTCATAGCTGACTGTCTTTCCAATATTTGGATTAGCCTTTAACCAATATTCCGGTTTACCTACCTCATCGATGTTGTCGAGTTTATACCACCATATTGAGACATGTGGATTAATATACTCGCCTTTAAGGATGCTCATCAGTTCCATTTTGATTGTGTCACCGACGCCATTTCGAGCAGTACCCTCAGAACTCGTTGCTATGATCAAATAGTCATCCATCATGCCCTTCGCAGCAGATTGTTCAATTGCACCAACTACGTCTTCCCTCGTATCGCCACTCAGCCATTCATCAATGGTTGAGATCTTAGCACGCCAACCTTGAAGCTTGTCGATGGACATCGGATGAACGGCGATAATGGAATTAGTAATGAAATTCTTAATGCCTTCCTTAGTTGAAGCCAACTTAACTCTATCCGCTTTTGAGCCGGTTGTATTCTGAAGACTGCCTTCGGTCAGGAACTGAAACAATGGTCCTCTGGCTCTTGTAATCGCCGTCTTAATTGGCGCGACAGTTTCCTCGGCCTGCTTCATCGTCGGAGCGGTCACGATCTGATGCGTAGTTGTCGTATCAACGTTAAGAAAAAATCCATGAATACATGAAGCATACATTGACTTTGCGGCACCTCGACCAACGATCAGATACTGCTTGTTAATCAAGCGCTTCTTAATATGCTTCATCACATAATGCCCACCTGTGGCGTCTTTGTTCGGAACAAACACGGAACGTTCCACAAAGTAATACCAACCGAACACTTGCTCTGCCCAAAGCTTAAAAGAGTCAAGCATAAAAAAATCAGAGCCATCTGTTAGCACTAGCTCTGACTCGCAATACGCGATAAACCCTTCAACGGGATCGGGATCGTAATAGACTCCTGGATTTGCTATGAGATCGTCTATGCGGTGCATTTCCATGTCGATCTCTCGACAGACTGGAATATCACCACGGATTACTGAATTTCTAAACGCCCCATAGTATTTAGGGACGGCCGTATTCGATAACATTAAATATCCGCCCCTTCAATAACTTACTTACCAATTAGATCAGCACAAGGCGTATCTTTGAACATTTCCATCATCTTGTTAACTTGTGTCTCATACTTAGCTACTGCTTTTTCATGTCCGGCAGCAGTAGTACGATTCTTCGCATAAATCGACTGAACCTTATTATAACCGGCAACACCAAGAGCTCCTGCTGTGACGGCTGCACCTACTACTTGCGCTGCCCAAGCAAACGTATCTGCACGACTTTTTCCTGACTTAAATTTACGCAAATTCTCATTAGTTTTATTGACCGCATTAGAATATGACTTCCTGGCACCATCGTTTGGATAAACTCTAAGTGCTGACACGCGCATTGACGGTGCCGTATACTGTTGATAAGCATCGCGTAACGTCTTATTAAACTTACCATACGCTTTTTGCTGTAATACATTTCCTAAACCAAGGCTAGCTGCACCGCCAATCATTGATCCGATACCTACTGCGGCAACTTTTGCAGCTTTACCAGCACGCGCATCATATTTTTCTACATTTTTGCGCTGGAGATCAATATCCGCTCTATCTCTAAGCTTATTAAGTTTTTTTGTTTCTTTTGAATATAACTTCTTACCTTTTTTAGTCAAACCACCATCGGACGTTCTATATCGGGCAATGCCTAATTCAGTCAGTGAACCGTCAGAATTTTGAAATCGTCTTATGCCCCAAGCTTGGCCTTTTACACCATAATGAATGAGTTCATCTTCTTGTGTGTGTGTGTTAACGCCATATCTTTTCACCTCGTTGAATTAAATTTTATCTATTATGCAAATTCTCAACCTCATAATCGCCATTTATGTTTGTTAATCGACATGTTCCCAATCACTAGCTGTTCCATCATCAAAAAAGAATACGTCCCATATAAACTGCTGAGTATACCAATACCCCACATCTCTTGTTTTCGTAGGAACCTCATCCAACGATTTATTAATTACTTTTTCACAATATTTACGCGTATCTTCAAATAACTTATTCCATTTCTGATTATACTCATCGGACTCGCCGTCTAAACTGTTAAGTTCTGCCTTACGTTTTTGTAATGTTTTATTATTTCTAGTCTTATTTAGCAATAAACTGTTTGCATATGACTGCGCTTCATATTCATTGTTACGAGAATTTTCATCATTGTTTCCCCAAGTTCGTTCGTCCTCTTTTTGAAGGTGCTTAAATTTCTCTTTACCGGTTTTATTCAAATTACCTTTTTTATCCAGATCGGTCGACGCATCAAACCTATACCTCGCACGTCCTTCTTCTGTAAGTGTCCCATCAGGATTCTGATAGTTCCTTACTCCCCATTTTTGCCCCTTAATACCAAAGTGCATGAGCTCATTTTTTTTTTTTACGTAAATCATAAGACCCATTACCTCCAAAACCAAAATATAACTCAACTCTGCAAAGTCATTATAGTAGCTGTCTGAGTTGTATAATCTTCTGAAATGCTTTCAAGCACATTGCTACCGACATTATTGTAAAAACTATAAGTGGCTTCCGAACTAAGAATTGCCGGTCTATAACGTGTTGATACCATTAGTGGTCTAACCATATATACCGTAAAACTCTCTGTGGTTTTCTTATAAAGCACCACTTCTGAATAGTCGTCATAATCCTTATATGCCGCAATCCACTCGTCTGTGCTGATTTTACTTCCGCAAATAATCCACTCAAATACGACCTTATCGATTTTACTATTCGAATTAGTACGAATGTTTAAATATAGTAATCCGCTTAAGCCAGCTGCGGTACTATTATAGTTATACGTAGAAGCCACAGCCATTACCGAACATAAATTTATGTTTTTTGTATAGATTCTAAAAACTGCAAAATCCTCATACGTTCCAGAATACTTATCTATGCTGTTGGTGAAGCCGACCTTAATATGTTTACTCTCTTCGTCAGAATTCCTCAGCATTACTCCACTAGCCACTTAACCCACCTCCTTTACGGAGATGGTGTTTAGATTACTGTACCCCCCCCATCGGGGTGAGGAGGTTGATTTTATAAATAGTCATTAAGACTCCTCCTCTACATTTTCAAATGTTACAGTTTTACCAGCAATAAGCGGGATTACATTAATCGCGTATATTACCGATCCGGAATTTGTAACCATGAATATTCCAGCGTCTGTCGACACAACAGTAATATATTCTCTCTCAATTATTGTTGTTACGCTATTTGTATATTGATTTGTTCCATAACTTAATAAATATAATCCAACGGCATTTTGTGTATTCTTCGAAACAACCATTAAAGCAGTTGATGAACTTCCGCTATCAATGCTCACCGTAATAGAAGATTCTGCAGAAATAGTATAAGTATAATTTTTAATAAAACTACTATCTCAATTAAACGTCCCAGTCATAGATTCAAACCTCCCTAAATATCTGTTCTTGTCGCTTGCGTGCTCAATCTAAATTCAAGCTCATCAGCCAACTTCTTATAACTCTCCAGTAGCGTTGATGAAGCCGACGGATCGAAGAGCAACTTCACCTTTGTGAACACATAACTCTTGACCGCTTGCAGGTTTACCAAATCAGAACCAAGGTAATCTTTCCATGTTTCGGTCGATACATAGACGGTGCTGTCTGACTCAGTTGGTTCGAGGGTAATTGAGAAACCTGGTTCGCCAACGCTAAGCTGCTCGAGAATCATCAATACAGAATTAATGTGCATCACGAGCTCCATATCGAACGGAGTGTAGTCAGATTGAATCCCAAGCATTCGTTTAACGCTTCCTAGAATTGTTTCGTCCATCAAATATCCCTCCTCCATGGGCAAGTATCGTTTACTGATCGTTCGATGACGTCTCTGCTTGTTAAAGAATTAACATCGCCGTAATGAATCGCATTGTGTGTTTCAAAAGTTGTAGTAATCAGATTCTCCATTGAAAATATAACCGGATCTCGGTTGAGTAACTGCTCCTTTGTCACCGGATTAATATGATGAATAATGGCTTTACCAAGAATATCGTAACCATCCATTCCCAAATCGCATCCGTTGTCTCGAACAATCACTCTGTGGCGCAGATTCTTCCATTCGTCGGAATTATAGAACACTTGATTTAAATATCTCGAGCCGCCAAATGTCTCTGCTCCGATTTTGCCATCACATAGTTTCAGATACTCGAAGCGCTCTTTAAATGTTGGAAGTAATATCAGTTCACTATAAGACTTCATCATCGTATTCTTCCTCGCTTCGGCCACCATAGCGTCTCATGGCTTCGATGGCGTTAGAATATAACGCTTCACTCTTGGCAGCGGAGTGCAGGTTCTCCGTCTTTGCCTCAACGAGCTCTTTTTGCTTTGTCAAAATCTCTTTTTCCAGTCTTTCTCGTGTGGAACCTAGCTTCAAGAAGTGCGTAATGACTTGCGAGGAAGCTGTTCCATTAATTAACTGCTGTTCAGCCAAGTCAATCGCCAGAGCAATCATCTGATTCTCTCTTTCTTCAGGACTTTCGGCTGGCTTTCGCTTCCTTTTCGTCAGAGAAGGAGGCGTAACTTGTACTTTTTTCAAACTTCCTCCTCCTTTTGGCGCACTTCTCTAATACTTTAGAGAGCCTATGTCTACGCCGTTAATATCTTGGAAGTCGGAGGAGAGGTGTTGACCCGTGCATTTGCTTCCCAACATAGGCTCTCTAAAGTATTAGAGGGCTTTCTAATTAAAACTGCATCAAACTGTTTCTAAAATATCATACAAAATATCCCTCCGGAGATTTTCTGAAG